CGGGGTTGATTCAACCAAAAAACGTATATGCCTATGTGCAGCGGATGCAGACAGAATTGGGACTTGAAGGTGAGGAATTCGTCACAGATCCTAACTCTGCTGAATATCAGCAGTGGCAGCAATCCCATCAGCCACAGCAGGATCCCTATGTAGAGGGGGTGAAGATTAAGGCGCAAACAGAAGAAAGGAAGTCACAGCGTGATGCTCAGCAAAAGACTTTGGACCGCGCTCTTGAGCGCGATCTCACCATTACAAAGCTGGAAGTCGAGACCGGAGTGGACCTTGCCAAGGCGGGGATCGGAGCAGAGGTCGCTGCGGGCAGAGGAAATGGTACGCCGTGGCCAGGCGGCGCAGGAACTGATCGACAACGACCTGTTCAATGAAGCACTCATAGCGCTACGTAATGACTTGCTGTCACAAATGACTTCGGTTAGTCTCTCAGATATGCAGGGTCATACACGGTTGGTTCTTGCTCTTCAGACCGCCAATGCGGTAGAGAAGTTTTTGAGAACGTGTATTCATGATGGGCTTGTTGCCGCAGGGTCAATAGACCTGCGTGGCAAAAGGATTGACTGATGGCAGCTGAAGCTTCAGACGTTGCAGCTCAAGCTGCTGCTAATACTGCAAATACGCAGGCATCGCGACCACTAATGACAGACGCTGGTGGCGAAAAATTACCAGTTCATGATCGATTGAAGATGCTTTTGGGTGGGAGTTCTGGCATTGCGCCTACTGCCCAGCCAAAAGCGGCTTCCGCTGATGAGAGTCAGCAAAGTGCGCCTACCGAGGTGAAGCTAGTACCGGAGGCCGCGAAAGCGGCTGACGATCAGGCAGAAGCCACGGCTGATGACCAGACAGATGATGCTCAGTCCGAGGAGCGGCAATTTTCTAACCTGGCGGAATTGCTGGAAGCCGGTGGTCTAGACCTTGATAAAGGTGGAGATCTATCTGTTCCAGTTAAAATCGACGGCAAGGAAGGTACGGCCACGCTTCGTGAACTTGTTAAGAGCTACCAGCTCGACGGCCACCATCACGCAAAGCTCGCGCAATTGGATACTGATCGCAAAACCTTTCAAGGTGAGCAACGGAAATTCCAGGGCGAGCGTGCTGATAAGTTACTCAAGCTCGATGCCGGGGTAAGAACCCTAGAGCGGTCGTTAATGGGTGAGTTTCAGCAAGTGGATTGGAACAGGCTCGCAGCCGATGATCCAGTCGCCTACAATGCTAAAAGACTTGATTTCCAAGACCGAAATGCAAATTTGCAGGCAATTGCCGGGCAAATTGCAGAAGAGTCGCAGCAACAGCAGGCCGCTCAAGTGCAAGCCTACCAGGCAAGACTTGATGAAGAGCGCAGGCTGATGCTGGCCAAGATTCCCGAATGGGGGAATGAGGTCTCAAGACAGAAAGATCGTGCCGAAATCGGCGCGTACCTTGCATCTGTTGGAATCACGCAGCATGAGTTCGAGGCGATAGACGATCATAGGTACGCGCTTGTGGCACGCGATGCATGGAAATGGAACAGCTTGCAAAAGAGCAAGCCAGCCATGCTTAACAAGGTCAAGGCCGCGCCAAAATTGCTCAAGCCCGGAACTCAGCAGTCCAAGGATGCCATCAATCGCACTCACTCCCAAAAGGAACGTGAGGCATTGAGGCAGTCGGGTAAGGTGCAGGATGCGGTCGCGCCACTGAAGAGGTTTCTTTTCAAGTGAGTGCACATTTCATCATCTGCCTTGGGCTGCCAGAGAAAATATCATGGCACAGCCGACAAATGTTTATTCCGTCTATGACGCGTCCGGTTCAACCGGCGTAGGTCTTGGTAACCGCGAGGATCTGCTCGATACTGTTTACGATATCACGCCCACTCAAACGCCAGTTCTAACGGCGCTTGGGCGTGGCAAGGCAGAAGCCGTTCTGCATGAGTGGACAACGCACGCCCTGGCGGCAGCTGCTGCGAACGAAAAGGTAGAGGGCGACAATGCGGTAATCGATATTGCGTCGCCGAAAGCTCGCCTGAATAATCGCTGCGCGATCTCTAACAAGACTATTGGTGTTACCCGCACTCAGCAGGCGGTTAATAAAGTTGGCACGGAGGACGCGCTGGCCGAAGAAGCTGGGTACAAGATGTCTGAGCTCAAGCGCGACATGGAAACCATGTTGTTTTTGAACCAGGCAAAAGTAGCTGGCAACGACACAACTGCTCGTAAGTTCGCCGGACTGCCAACGTGGCTAAATGCGAATGTTGATCGTGGATCTGGTGGCGCGAATCCTACTGGCGACGGTAGCAATACCGCAACAGATGGGACGCAGCGCGCATTCACGGAAAGCTCTTTGCTTGCTGTTTCGCAGTCGTGCTTCAACAACGGCGGGTCCCCTGGAATGATGGTTGCTGGCGTGTTCAATCGCCGTATTGCATCCACATTTGGTGGCAATCAGACGCGCACCGTTGAGGCTCGGGAAAAGAAACTTATCAACTCGGTAGCGTTTTACGAAGATGATTTCAACACGTTGAAATTGGTTGCTGACCGTTTCAGTCGTGCGCGTGATGTATACCTGATTGATACAGACTACCTAAAAGTAGCTTATTTGCGACCGTTCGATACGTGGGACTTGGCTGTTACCGGTTCTGCGTTGCAGAAAGAAATCGAAACCGAATGGACGCTGGAGGTTTGTAATCCAGCGGCGCACGGCGTGATTGCGGATCTTCTGACGGCGTAAGTCCACTGACATCGGGGTCAATGATGGCCCCGATGTCTTGTCACCTTGAATTTTTGGAGTAGTTGAAATGCCAAATCCATTGAACTGGACTGCTGGACTCAATGCGGAAGTAACCGACATTGGGACGGCTGATTCCAAAGTGTTTGTATCACCGACGGCAGGTTTTTTGCGACGGCTTGATGTGGTGCTCAACGGCGCCATAACTGGTGCCAATGAAACAATCACCGTAAGTATTGATGGCACGGCGCTGTCGCCCACGCTGGTGATTGCGTTTTCAGGATCTGCTGCCGGTACTTATGCCACGCAGGAGTTTTACGCCACGGTTAAGAAAGGCTCGCGTATTGTTGTAGCCAATGACGGGGCGTCTACTGGTGTAACGAAGGCTGCGTATACGATCACACTTGGTGAATAAATGATCGACATGGATACATCATTGTCTGATTTGACTACGCATATGCGTGTGCAGCAGGGCAAATTGATTGTGCGCAGCACGCAGGATGTGGAGGGATATCGCGAGCAGAACAGGCGCGAGTACAATGATGCATCCTCATGGCGTCCAATGGGCAGTGGCAGGGTGGATCGGCCGCTGCGCAAGTTCGCGGAAGTTCCCATGATTGAAATTGAGCAGTGGCTTAAAGAAGGCATCAATGCATTCAGCAATGATCCTGACATGGTAAAGCGCGTTAGACGAAAGCTGGATGATTATACTAATCGTGACTTGCGCACTGCTCCTGGGCGGCTTGGTGTGAGACAGAAGCACATCTAATGGCTGTCGTTACGTCATATTCCACGCTGTTAACTGCGGTTAAGGATTATCTGGTTCGAGATGATTTGAGCTCGTGGGTCCCTAATTTCGTGCAAATGTGGGAAGAGCGGTTTTTCAGGCAGCCACGTAACTATGGCGCATGGATGGATGCATCATTTTCGACGGCAATTGCGAGCGGGACAATCCCTGTTCCCACAGGGTTTTTGTCATTCCGAAACGTATACGTTAGTGGAAATTCTGCTTCGAGATTGGAGTCTGTTACTCCAGAGCAATTGTACGGCAGATATCCACGTGGTAGCACTACAGGCATCCCGATGTGGATTTCTCGTGTAGGCAGCGCATTTCAGTTTGGCCCTGAAGCTGACAGTGACTACACGATAGTTGGTAACTATCGTGCTAAGCCAGTCGCTCTACGGTCTTATATAACGGGCGGTGCGGATGCTGTTGCGAATTGGATGATTTTGAATTCTCCAGATCTGTTGGTGTACGGCGCATTGGTTGAGGCGGAGGCATTCATAAAGAATGATTCTCGCGTCGCGTTGTGGAAGCAGCTGTATGGCGAAGCGCTTAAAGACTATCGTGATCATTGGTTTGAACAGCAGGTATCTGGTCAGGAAGTGCTTGCATGAGCAGGCTTGCAGACGGAGATATCAAATTTGGTCCTTGGATGCCTGACGTTCCTAGATGGGAGAATCCTGGTCTTGTGGATGCGCATGGCGTGATATGGAAAGATGGCGCGTATGTAGTACGCGGTTATTTTAGAAGCACGTATTTTGGCACTCCTGCGCCATTCCTGCCAATTGGGTCTATTTGGACAGTCGTTGGTACGACGAATTACTTCTATGTCGGGACTCAAACAAAGATCTACGAAAAGAGCACAAACATCACGCCATGGAATGACCGATCTGGCGCAGCGTATACCACGCCTGTAACTGGATATTGGCGATGGACGGTATTTGATGATTTGGTGATCGGCACCAACTATACCGATTTTCCACAAGCGTCAATTATTGGAAGTGGATCGGCGTTTTCTGCTCTTGCCACTGTAGGAACTGCTCCAAAGGCGCGTGTCATAGGTGTTGTTGGGCGTCACGTTGTACTTGGCGATCTGGCGGTGAATGGCAAAAACGTCATTCAGTGGGGCAGGATTGATGTGGCGACGGAGTGGCCAACGCCTGGAACCGCAGATGCATTGGCAAAGCAGGCTGGGGAGCAATACCTGCGTTCAGAGTTCGGCGCGGTTACCGGTATTTTCGGTAATGACCAATATGGGATCATCATTCAGGAACGCGGTATCACTCGCATGACGTATGTTGGCGGTGATCTTGTTTATCAGTTTGATGAGTACGAATTTGCGCGAGGGTGTTTGTTGCCGAACGCCATGGTTAAAGAAAAAGACTACGTGTACTTTGTTTCGCCATCAGGGTTTTGCAGAACAAATGGTATTGTTGTTGAAGATTTAGGTGATGGAACTTTCAGTTCGACGATGTCATCAGATTTTTACAGCCAAACATTTTTAGCGTACCGGCATAAGTTCTATGCCGCGCTTGATTTACAGAATTCGATTATCTATTTCTCAGTTCCAGATGGAACTGCATCCGGTAATCAAAATAAGCTGTACTTGTACAACACTAAAGACGCAAGGATGACAACATCATCTGAGTCTGTAAGCAGCCTTGTTCAGACGCAAGCAAGCGATTCTAATGTTATCGCCTTTGGCGAAGATAGCATCTTATATAAAGATGTTTCTGATGCCAGAGAATTGACTTACGCAGCATATATGACTACCGGATATGCGGAGCTTGTTAAGGGAGGTAGGGTATTTTGCGGTGGAGTGACGCCTATAAGCGATGTCTCATCCATGCAAATTGCAATTGCAGGTGCCAATGAAAGGTCCGTCCTACCGGTATTTTCGAGTTACATAGCGAAAAATTCTCGCACCGGTGTTTGCGATTGTAGGATTGATGCGCGATTGATGGCTGTGAAGATTAATGCACGCGTCGGTAGCGTTGGGCAAAAGATCACTGGAATACAATATCAATACACGTCAACCGGTGTTGCATGAGTATTCCTTATTTGCCTATTCGTGCCGCTGAGTCACTAACCGAAAGGAAAGTGATTGAGTCAATCAATTCGATTATTGCAGGAAAGATTGCTGCAGTGGATAGCGTTACGCTCACCGCAGGGGCTGCTACAACAGTAGTGAGCGATAACCGCTTTGAATCAGGCATGGTGCCAGTGTTTTGCCCGATGTCTGCCAATGCTGCAGGTGCGCTCGCCGGGATGTATGTCTCAGCTAGAGCAGAGGGCGGTTTTACGTTGACGCACGCCAATACAGGCACGACGGATCGCACATTTGGTTATGTGAGGGTTGGGTGATGTTAGAGAGAAACTTTAATCCTGAGAGGTTAGACGCAGTTATCAGGCATCCATCTGTTATTGGGCATGTATCTTTAGGTATAGAGAGTTTGCCGAGCTGTGAGCCGCTCTTGATGGACCATGCAAATGTGTGTTTGATGAATGAGCATGGAGGTTTTCTGTTTCGGCAGTTCGCTCCTGATCAGTACGATGTGCACACCGTATTCTTGCCTAAGGGTCGCGGGCCTGCGGCTCTAGATGCCGCTTTGGAGGCCAGGCATATCATGTTCAATGATTATCACGCACGTCGATTGGTGACATTTGTCCCGCATGACAATGTCGCGGCGAGAAAATTGGCGGTGGCAGCTGGATTTCTGTTTACAGCTGATTCGGAATGCATGGGTGTTTCTGGTGTGACCATGGTTATGGAGGCAACATGGCAATAGCTGGACCACTTATTGGGGCGGCTGGGTCGATTGCCGGGGCTGCGTTGTCGAAGCCAAAAAAGGCCAACGACCCCAATGCTTATTTGGCACCCTATCTGAAGGATGCTGCTGGCGGGGCGCAGACGTTATATAAATCTGGCGGACCAGGACTGGCGCAATGGAGTGACGCTACCACGCAGGGACTGCAGGATCAGATCCTGCGTAGTCGCGGAGGCTCGCCGTTGGTAGATGCGGCGCAACGTTATACGCAGGGCGGGCTTGAATCTCCAATAGCGACTCAGTTTGGTGGTGGCAATCCCTATGCCGACACTGAAAATCCATTTGGACAAGGGCAGAATCCATACCTCGATGCGGCTTTTGGACATGCCGCCCAACAGTCGCAGAGTGCGTTGGCCAGTGAATATGCCATGGGCGGAAGAAATATCGATGCATCTGCTCCGGCCAGAGCTGACATGCTCAGTTCATTGGCAGCGCGGATCTATGCGCCTGCCTATGAGAGCGAGCGTAACAGGCAATCTGACTTTACTATGCAGCAGCAGGGGATTGGCGCGCAGGGTTACGAGAGCGGCCAGAATCGCGCTCTTGCTGACCTGACTAGTCAGCGTGGGCTGCAACAGAATTTGCTTGGGTATGCGTCGCCGCTCGCCGCGCAGGATTACATGGATATTGCGATGCAGCGTGATGCTGGATCAACATATGATGATCGCGCTCAGTCGCAACTTGAACAGCCGCAGAGAAATCTTGATACCTACATTAGCAGGCTTAGCGGGCTTGCTGGAAGAGCCGGACAGCCGATGTCGCCAGTTCAGCCGCCGAACTATCTAACCGCTGGGTTAGGCGGTGCGATGCTTGGGGCGCAGCTGTTCCCGCCACGGGAACGGGCATCTACCTATACCCCGTATATGGGGGCTGGTGGCGGAATTGGAGCTGATGATGCATTGAGGCGGTCAATTGGTGGGCTGTTCTAATGCCATTCCAGCTTCGCCAGGGCGGGATATTCGGCGATGGACGCGGGCTCTTTGCGAGCCCTCCTGCGCCGCGCGGCGGCATGTTTGGTGATCCGCAGCAACAGCAGCAGAATGTTGGGCAGGATGCGCGATTAGCGTTCGCAGAGCAGCTATTGGCTGGCAGCGGCGGCGGTTCACAGTACAAAGGCTTTGGCGAGATCATGGCCAATGCGCTGGCTGCATCGAGGCAAGTACGGCAGCAGGCCATGGAGTTTCAGGCAGAGCGCGATCAACGTCAGCGGCAGCTCGATATGCAGGCCGATGCACAGCAGGCTGCTGCAAACAAGTTAGAGCGTGTAGACCTTGGAGACTCCATAGGGTTGCTTGATGTATCAGGTAACTTGATTGGCAAGTTGCCGAAAGCTGCATCTCCAGATGCCACGCTTGGCGGTGGAGTAACCATGCGCGGGCAGGATATGTCCGCACAGACGGCTTTAGCTGGTCAATTGATGCAGAAGTATTCAATTGATAAAGCAGCCGCAACAGCTCTAGCTGGACAAATGATTCAGATGCGCGGGCAGGATATTACCTCCGAAACAGAGCGATATCGAATTGCGGGAACTACAGGAAAACAAAAACCGCTGACAGAGTTTCAAGGCAAAGTCATAGGGTTTGTTAATCGCATGCAAGGGGCTGAAGCCAATCTTGATGCGAACGGTGATTACCAGCCTGGATACATGGCGTCAGCGGTTGGGGCCATTCCTAAGATTGGCGATTCACTTGCAAGTAATGACTTGCAGAAATTCAATCAAGCAAAGCGAGAATGGATTTCAGGATTGCTTCGGCTCGATTCTGGTGCTGCCGTTCCTGAATCAGAATTGGAAAATTACTCAAAAACATATTTCCCAATTCCCGGGGATGGTCCGCAAGTTGTTGAGCAAAAGCGACTAGCCAGAGAGCGGGCACTTATTGGCATGCGTGCAAGCATTTCAGATGTAGCGGACAGAATTCCTTCAGTAGAAGAGCCAGCAACTCAGACATCATTTCCAAACGCGTCTCTTGAATCCGTAGTGAATCAGTATTTGGGAAACAAATAACATGCCATTCACTCTTGAGCAGCTACGACAAGCCAGAAAGAATGCGGAAGATGCTGGTGATTCAAGCGCTGCGCAAATGATTCATCAGGCTATTATTCAGCAAGTATCTGCGTCATATCCAAAAGCAGATCCGACAGCTGACATGGGTACTGGTGATCGTTTGATGTCTGGTGTTGGGCAGGGAATGACAAATGTCTACCGACATGCCGGAAATCTGCTCAACATCAAGACAGATCAGGAAATGCAGGATGCAAAGCAACTGGATGCGCCGCTTCTAAAAACTGGTGCTGGCCGTTTTGGGTCAATGATTGGAGAAACAGCCATTACCGCGCCAATGATGATGGGCGGGGCTGGGATTGTTGCGCGCGGTGGGGCAGCGGCTGCAAGGGCCGTCGCAAATCCTGTGTCACGCGGCGCATTGGAAGGGGTCGCGCAGGGTTCGTTGATGGCTGATCATGGAGAGCGTGGAAGTGGTGCGTTTCTTGGCGGTGCGCTTGGGTCGGCATTGCCTTTTGTAGGTTCTGGTTTTGGTAAGTTGGTTCGCGGATTAAACAGAACGCCAGAGGCACAAGCATTACTCAATCAAGGCGTTGACATTACCCCGGGGCAAATGAATCCAAATGGATTGATAAATCAGATTGAGGAGTCATGGCTGTCTGTGCCGGGTGTCGGCTCTGTTGTGAAAGGAGCCCGTGATAATGCGCAGAATTCTTTTCAGCGAGTGGCAACAGAATCTGCTGCGGCCCCCGGAACAAGGATAGCAGCTGGATCTGCAACCAAGATGCTGGATGATGCCTATAAATCATTCGAACCGCTTTATGAGCAAGCCCGTGGATTTACTGAAGTCGTTCCAAGTATTGTGCGGGAGTCTGAAAATATCCCGCTTTTTGCCGCTTTGAAAAAGAGCGTTTCTTCAAAATCCACTGTTGCCAGCGATCAGGCACGTGATCGTGCGTGGTCAATCATTAAGCGGGAATGGTCTAAGGGAACCAAAGGATCTGACCGTTTGTTAGATATGCGCTCCGAATTGCGTCGATCTGCGCGTGAAGCAAGAAAGAGCACAGAAACACTTCAGCACGATACCGCAGATATTCTTGATTCCGCAGAGCAGCGAATTACGGACGCTTTGGATTCGCAATTGCCACCAGATGCTATGCAGGCGGTTCGTACAGCTGACGCGCAGTATGGGATGTACAAGGTCATAGAAGATGCGGTAGCGGCCGCAAAGGACAAGCCTGGCGGCTTTACGGCTGCAGATTTATCCCGTGCTGTAGCGTCAGCCATGAAAGGCGAAACGAAAGGGGTGTATGCGCGTGGCGGTGGTGGCGTGCTGCGTGATCTGGCATCTGCTGGAACAGAGGTAATGAATAGCAGATCCCCAGCCACTGGGGCGCGGCTTGCGGCAATTGCGGCTCCACTTGGGCTTGGAGCTGCGGCCCCAGCTGTTGGTATTCCTGTGGCTGCTGCCATGTTGGCGCTTACAGGAACGCGGACTGGACGCAGGCTTGCGGCGGGAGCAACGTCACCGCAAGTGCGGCTGCAGCAGCTGCTCAATCAGTACAAATCCACAACAGGGCCACTGCCTGGGATTCTTGATCAGTATGCGAAGCGCGCATTGGTTAGTGGCGGATTATTTTCTCAGTAGGAATGACAGAGTGCTTTTTGTACAGAATCTGCTTGATTCTTCCATTTGGAATGAAGCGGTGCAGGGCTTTGGATATGCCGCACGCGATCAGCAGGAGTGCAACCATGGCCAATGGGCGCAAGATGATTTCCATTTCAGAACTTTACCATGTCTGATATCACTTCATGGCCAGTCACGGCGGCAAATAACAATGTGGCGACACAGAATGGTACGTCTGAAGGCATGGCCAATAGCTGGGCCAATGATTGCATTCTAGAGGTAATATGCAATCGGATATTGAATCGTTACAGGCACGCGGCGCACAATCGCCGTAACAATGAGGATTGATTAATGGCCACAGTCACACATACAACTTCAGTTGGCGAGGGGAAGATCATCACATGGACTCCGCTAACAGAAACCAATGCCGATGGCACACCAACCACAAATATTGGTTCTGGTGACAGATGCTTCCAAGTTGCCGGCACTTTCGGAACTGGCGGGACAATCCTGTTGCAAGGGAGTTTGGATAATTCAAACTGGTTTGGTTTAAAAGATCCATCTGGAGCCGCCATCAGCTTGACAGCTGCCGGGCTGCGTCAGGTATTGGAAAATCCCGCATTTATTAGGCCATTTGTATCCGCTGGAACAGGGGTATCTGTTACAGCCATTCTGTTTACGCGTCGGCTTGGAAGAGGTGAGTAATGGCTACGAAACAAGATGCATTGGACAGCGCCCGCGCACTTACGACGATGTTCGCGCATTTAAACACTATTGGCTCTGTGCTTGAGCAAATGTCGAGCCTTGAAAACGAGGATAAAGAGCTGCGCGCATCCATTGTCAAGAACCGCAAAGAGGCCGCACTAGCTAAGGCTGGTCGTGATGAGGCCGTTGAAGCTGAAAATGCAGTGAAAGATCAATGTATAGCTACTGCGAAAGCTATGGAGTTTGCTGCTAAGGAAGATGCAGAAAGAATAATTAAACATGCCAATGCGCAGGCGATTGATATTTTATCTGGTGCAGAGACGCGACTTGCTGATCTTACAACTTGCATTATGCAGGCAGTTTCTGATTTGAATGAAAAAAATATGGCGCGTGACGCGGCTGCATCTGATCTTGCGGCTATTGAAAAAGCATTGGCGCAGGCGAAGTCTAAAGTAGCTAAGCTGATGGAGTCGTAGCCCACCAAATGCCTATCGTGTTCTCAAGTCGAAGTGTGCGTGCGCAGCCGATAGTTGCTGTGGAAGAGGTATTCGATTTCTACATCTCTCCTACCGGTACTGGCTCTGCTGCCTCCGGCGGATCTATTGGTGATCCGTGGTCCATCACGATGATTAACAACGCGACGGCGCGAACCAGATACGCGGGCAAGAAAGTCGGGATGATGGACGGGACTTACGGTCTCATCACGCTGATGGGGCAGCCGAGCACGACAGGCGGTGCGTCACAGCGTGGCAGGTTGCGACTTGCCGGCGGTTCGGTCGGGAGTCCGACAATCTTAAAATCTGTCAATGTTCGGCAGGCCGTGATTGACTGGGAGCGGAGTCTACAGTCCAACAACTCGATGGAGTCGTCTATTGAGCCAGGTGGTGACTATGTCACTTTCGATGGCATCGTTTTCGACAACAACAACTATCAGTGCATAGTCAATAACCCTGGTGGCGGAAGTGGCTATGACTTCATGACAGTCAAAAACTGTCTGTTTCGCAATCAATCGTTCGAGTTTGTCCCTTCTGCAGGACAGAACAGCGCTCATGTCTATTCTCAAGGCGGCAGTCATATTTTGATTACCAATTGCCGATTTGAGGGTGGGAATGCGATTAATGATCTGAATCGTCACAACAACATCATGTTCTACACGCCAACGGTTGACGGCGTGATCGAATACTGCACTTTTATTTCGGAAGTTCTCGGAACAGATGTAATTCACTGGAAGCAGCAGGGTGCTACTGACAGCACGGTGCGTTATTGCTATATAGATAGATCTGCTGTAACGCAGACATCACAGAGTGGCTATTGCTTCAAGTTTGAGGGCGTGACTGACGCTGCGGACACTGCAAGCGTTTATGGGAACGTGATCATTTCAGGCGGAAGCACGGCGAGGTCACTTTTCCACGCCGAACCAGGCACGGCAGGAACGTACGACTTCCACAACAACACGTTGATCGGTCCGTGGACTACGGATGGCGGAATATCCAGCATTTACAGTCGTGCGTGCACTCAGTTCAACTGCGACAACAACATCTTCCATCGCGTGTCAGGAACTGGTGGAACTTATGGTGATGTGAATGTGTACACGATTGGAACCATCGGGACGATGGACTACAACTACTATTCAAGTGCGCCGAAAATAACGGTTGGAAACCTGACCAACACGTATACCACGCTCGCATCGTGGCGGGCCGCAAGCAGTAGAGACGCAAATGCCGGGTCTGGAAGTGATCCGCTGTTTGTTGGGTCTGGCTCGGAAGCCAGCTTCTACAAGTTGCAGGGCGGATCGCCCTGTAAAACGCTTGGGGCGGGTGGCACTGAAATTGGTGCATGGGCTGGGCAATCAGCTATCGGGAGCAACTTCTGATGGCATTGTCTGTCGTCGGCACCCCGTTAGGATTCCAGAATAGCGGAACAAATTACACACCAGAAGCTGGCAGTAATAGGCTGGTTGTATTTGTTGTCTTGACTAAAGAGTCACCGCAAATGCCGTTAGCCAGCATCACCTATAACGGGACAGTGCGAACGCCTACGGTATCAATCTCTGATGCCAATTTTGAGACGGCGCACGTCTGCATCTTCAAACAATCAGAACTGCCGGCTGGGGCATCAGCAGTTACTACAACCTATACAGGCGGCACGCCAGCTGGACGCAGAGTAGTCGCTTACACCGTGCGGGATGCAGATCAGTCCACTACCGTTCGTAACTCTGCCAGCAATTCGGGAGTTGGCCAAACATCGACAACGTCACATGCTGGTTTGACGATAGGTGATTTGTTGATTGGCGGAGACGCGCATCGCAGCGGTGGTGGTGGCGGAGCAACAATCAATAATGGGTGGACTCTGGTTGACGGCGTTGATATCAACGGTGGCGATTCGTGGTCAGGTTTTCACATCACCACTGGCACAACTGACGGGATTAACATTACGTCCACTGGGACGGATGACTGGGCAGCGGTATCAGTTGCGCTGATTGAATTCAATGCCAGCGCTACAATCCTCATGGGGGCCATGTGTCTATGACAACTGTCTATGTCATGGTCAGTAATACTTTGCGTCCTTACGAAAAGTTTACGCGCGAGACCTTCCACACGCGTTTCGCTGCTGAACTGTTCGACTGGCTGACGTGCGCCACGATGAGTGAGTATCACTACTGGGGTATCGATAAACCATGCCAAGTTTGAAACGTCACGAAGGCTATCTAGAAATTGATCACAGGTTTTCCCCTGGAATATCCGATGATGATGCCGTGAAGCTAGGGTATATGCCTGGTGAGCTTTCTGAAGGAACTCATTTTGAGGCAGCAACGCTGTCTTGTAAGCATTGCGGAAGCGCGTGGTACAAGAACCCACGTAGAGTTCGCCCGCGCGGGTATTGTCGAAAGTGTGACCATTATATTTGCGACACTTGCGAAACTGAATCGCTTCATGCTGACTATGTGCATCGGAGCAGGGAGGAGATTTTAGACGCTGCGATGACTTCGGCCAGTCGCGGTCAGTCGTTTGATCCGATGGTGCCGAAAAGTCCGACTATTGTTGTTCCATAAAGGAGATTCATCATGTCACGCAGATTGTTTACCGTTCCTTCATTCACGCCGACGCACACGGCGGATAACACCGCATTGACTAACGGCACATACATGGCTCTTGGTGCAGGATCCGCGACTACCGCCCTTATGGTCACGGAAATATTCGTGCAGGGCCAGGGCACGGCGTCAACGAACATTAACAACAACATGTTCGCTCGATCTCTGGTGCTCGGGGCGACACCTACGGCTCTGGCTGCGCCAAACGGCGACGGTCCTATGCCTGGTGGCCTTGCGTCCGCGTTGACGACCGTTCCATTGGCGTTTGTGGCTGCGACGACTGGCCCGTCGCGGTCCAACACTGCAAGTACGGCACGTCTTTCGTTGTCTATCAATGCGCTGGGCGGCATCGCGCGATGGAAACCAGCAGACCTATCGGAGGCGTGGTGGATTATTGGACAGACTGTGTCAGTCTCTGAAAGCACGCTGTCGGGGTCTACCGCAGGTGGATTTACCGCAGCGGCTCAGGCTGCATCGATCATGTACGAGCCACTGTAAAACGCAACGCAACAAAGCGCGGGACTTTCACCGCGCTTGAACTAGGGGAATTGAATGGATGGGCAGTTTTACCATGACCTGCGCGCGCCTTTTATCGTAAGCGATGTGGCGGCTGTTACATTGGCTGCGACAAACAAGGCGCTTTATCCAGTTGCGAACGTTCCGGCGATGGGCAAGGACTATTGGTGGGCTGGCAAAAAAGTTCATATTAGTGTTTTCGGGCGCATCACGACAGCGGCAACGCCTGGGAACTTAACTCTGGCATTGCTGTATGGAACTGGCGCTGATGCTAACGGTGTGTCGCTGGTCGCATCGGCTGCACAGACTCTGATAGCCAGCCAGACATCCATATCATGGCGCGCAGATTTGTGGGTGCATTGCCGCAGCATTGGTTCTGCAGGAACGCTCTTTGCCCGTGGAAGCGCTTTTTTTGGAACGCAGGTTGTTGCCGCCGGGGATTTCGGATTCCCTGCAAATACACCGGTGGTTTCTGGTGCATGTGATTTGACTGTTGCCGGTAACGTATTGAGTGTTCAGGCGCTAAGATCTGGTTCGACTGCAGAAACAATGCAGGTTCACGACATTTCCATCATCGCAATGAACTAGTGCGGCAATGGCTCTTTTAAGTCGAAAAGGGCCATTTAATCGTGGGCCATTTACTGGCTCAGCTGCACCGACATCCACGCCATCGATTGGTATTCTAGCGCCAATTGATCCTGTATCGTGGAAACCGAAATATCAAGGCGGCGCACTTGACTTGGTTGTTAATGTTGCGCTACTCGCGATATCCGCTGGCATTTCGCAGCCGATTGTTCGCGAGGCTTATACGGTCAATCAACCGTGGAAGAAAGCCGTTCAAGTTGAGCAATCGGTCAACATCGCTGCGAGAGTTTCAGCGTCACGGATTATTGTTAATCCAGAACCAGTATTTACAAAGCGATGGGCTGCGCAACTTGATATTTCTCCGAATGTGGCGGTGCGTCAGCCGATGCTGCGGATTGCAAATCAGCCGGAAACGCAGACGTTCAAACGTGCGTGGACGCAAGTAGAGCACTCACCGAATCTTGCAGCTAATGTCACGATTACGGTATCTCCGGTCAATGCACCGATTGAACCAGTCTATTACAAGAATAGGGTAGAGCCACCAGAACTGTCGCCGAATATAGCGGCAGATGTTGGAATTTATATCGCACCTGTTGTTCGTCAGCCGATCTACACGACGTACAAAGCGCGAGTTCCGCCACAGATAGACAGCGTTGTCAATGTCGCGGTGCGAGTGTCAATAGCTCAGTCGCCAATAGAGGCATGGCCTGAGCCGACGTATTACGAACGGCAAGTTCAGCCACCAGATCATCATCGAAATGCGGCCGCGCTTACACCTGTCGTTGTAGCGCCTTTCGGAGCGTTGATTGATCCATCCTTTTATGATCGACAGACGCAGAATCCGGAGCATATCCGTAACGTCGCTGCGATCGCTACGGTGGCGGTGCCGCCGCCATTCAACGCGCTGAATGAGCCTGCGCTCACAAAGAAGCTGACTACGGCGCCAGATGTATTCCCGAACATTGCGGCCAATGTCGGCACATACGATGCTCCAATTGTTCGTCAGCCTGTCTATACCAGCTACAAGCCGCAAGCCAAGTCGCAGGTAGACAATTACGTTAACGTTGCCGTGCGAGCTGTGGCAGCGGTAGCCCAGCCGACGCAGCCAATATTTGTCGAACCGATTTACTACAAAGTTCGATGGCAGCAGCCGATCCTATTCCCGAACGTGGTGGTAACAGCGTTTGCCGGGACATTCAATGTCAGTAGTTCTGACGACATTGTCGCGCGTCGATGGCCGCAGATCGACCTGTCACCGAACATCGCCATTTCATTTGTTGCCGCCGCCAGGGTTATCCCGGCTCCAATAGAGCCAACACTACGAAAAATAGCGTTCCAGCAACCCGATCACCAGCGCAATATTGCGGTCCTCGCGCCGCCGATTGAACTGCCGCAGTTCACGCCGATTGATCCACTGATTGCCAAGAGATATCCGCCACAAGTCGAGATATTCCAAAACTCTGCCATTTATGCACCGGCACCTATACAGCAGCAACTGCAGTACCCGGTAGAGCCGACTTACTCAATTAGGCATGCTCCGCAGTTAGAGATTTTTCCGAATCTGGCCGTATTTTTAGATCCAAACCCGTGCCACTGTGTATTCCCTGACGCAGCGGATGTGAGGGTGGGGGTTGTTTATGGGCCAACTGGCATTGAGTACACTGGGACATTGACTGTAGGTGGCAGTAGTTATATGAGGCGGCGATGAGCGAACTAGAGCGAGATATCGGACGACACGACGCGGACATCGACAACCTGAAGAAGAATGTCGAGGCGATCCGTACCGACCTTGACGACATCAAGGCCATCCTTGAGCAAACCCGTGGTGGCTGGCGGGTGTTGCTGTCAGTCGCGACCG